CTGTCAGATGGGGGTAGTCCTCGATCGGGGGCCCTTCTCCTTCTCCCGTCACGAATGTCTGCAAGCGCCATATTCCGACGATCATCCGCGCCAGGTCGAACTCAAGTGCGCCCAGATGGGCAACACCACCCGGGCCATTCTGCGGGCGTTCTGGTCCGCCCTGTACATGCCGTTTGTCGGCGTGCTGTACCTGTTCCCGTCCTCCAAGGGGTCGGGCGACTTCTCCCGGTCGCGCGTCGGGCCGCTCGTGGACCGCAACCCCGAGACCCTCGGCAAGTGGGTCGTCGATACGGATTCCATCGGTCTCAAGCGCGTGCGCGGCAAGAACCTGCTTTTCCGTGGAACAAAATCCACGGAAGGCCTGCGGTCCGATCCGGTGGACTTCGTGATCTACGACGAGTTCGATTTATTCCCGCCGGGCATCGACGCCGTGGCCAGGGAGCGCATGGCCCACTCGGATCACAAGTGGGAGCATTTTCTTTCCAACCCGACCCTGCCGGATTTCGGCATTGACCGGCTGTACCAGCTCACGGACCAACGGCGTTGGCTGCTCAAGTGCCCCCGGTGCGGCGGCTGGACGGACCCGGTTGAAGAGTGGGAGGCGGCCGCCGCGCCCCGGGAGCGCGGGGTGCCGGATCTGCTGTGGGAGCGCCCGGACGGGACGGTTGTCCTGCGTTGTATGCGATGCCGCGAGGGCGTGCTTGATCCTGCGGTCGGGGAATGGGTGGCCCGCAAACCGGGCGTGACCGACTGGCGCGGCTATCAGTACAGCCAGCTTTTTTCCCAGTATGTGACGCCGGTGGAAATGCTGTCGCAGTATCGCACCACGCTGAACATGGCCGCCTTTTATAATTACAAGCTCGGGCTGGCCTATGTGGAGGCGGATTGCCGCATCACGAAAGAGGAAGTCCTGGCCTTGTGCGGTTCTCATGGCCTTGCGGCTTCCGATTCCGGACCATGCTGCATGGGCATCGACCAGGGGAAGGGTCTACACGTGGTCATCGGCCGCCGGGATGGCACCCTTGTGCATGTGGGCGAATACCGGGATTTTGAAGAACTGGACCGGCTCATGGAGTCCTTTACCGTTTCGCGCTGCGTCATCGATGGCATGCCCGAAACGCGCAAGGCCCGAGAGTTCGCCGCGCGTTTTCCCGGCCGGGTGTTCCTCAACTGGTACAGCCCGCACCAGAAAGGGGCGTACGCCTGGAACGAGGAAAAAATGCAGGTGTCCGTCAACCGCACGGAAAGCATGGACGCTTCGCACGACGCCATGACAAGCAAGCGCATTGTCCTTCCCCGGCAGTGTGATCCGGTTGAAGAGTTCGCCGTGCATTGCGCCAACACGGCCAAGAAGCTGGAAGAGGACGATGAGACAGGGAGCAAGACCTATACCTGGGTCAAGCTCGGACCGGATCACTTCAGGCACGCCTTTAACTATTGGTGCATCGCGGCTGATTATGCCAGCAACAGTTTCTATGCGGGGATGAATTTGCAATGAGACTCGAACCCTATGTTGAGCCGATGAGCGGTTTGCCGCGACTGCGGGACGTGGAGACCGGGCTGCGGTTCTCGCGTGTTGTGGCCGGGCTCTGCTGGCCAAAGGGCACCACGCCGGGGGCGGTGGTGGCACTGGCCGAGGACGTGGCCGCAGATCCCACGGACGGATACCACACGCTTCGGGTGGTGGACTACGTGGCCCATGCGGATGTGGAGCAGCTCCTGGAGCAGGGGGCCGATATCGCGCCGTATGTCGGGAAATGGGCCGGCCGCTCTGCTGTCGGCGTCTGGGTTGGCAATCCGTGGCATCCGTTCAAGCGGCACCTCAAGGCGTTCAATGCGCGGCTTACGGCGGATGGCCGGGCCCGGATAAACCTACGCCCCGCCCCCGGGGTGGGGGCAGGGGGGCAGCTGCATGCCGACTTGGCGCCCTATCTGGCGGCCCGGGTTGTTGGCAGGGCCGCGTTGATTTTGGGGCGGCGCGACCTGATTGCCCAGGTCGAAGACGCCGGCCGGGACATTCGGCGGCCTCTTGAGGATTTCCCGGCCGTGGCGGCCCTGTTCTGGGCTATTGCCTACTGTGACGAGAGGAAATCCGCCACTGTGGCGAGCGCCACACCCGAAAGAACCGGCAACTTTGCGGGGTATTGAGTATGGCAGTGGGAAGGCAAGACCCCAATGTGCTGCTCGGACGGGAAGCTATTCGAGGTGTGCTAGGTGTGGGCCGCAGACGCTTTGAACAGCTTTTGAAGCAGGGCCTGCCGGCGCGGCGTGATGGGTATAGCTATCTGGCGCATCGGGAAGAGGTATTGCAATGGTGGCGGGATTACACCGATGGGCAACAGGTCTGACCCCCATTGACATCCCTGGTCCCCTCGCGCAAACAGAAGGGCATGACACTTCTTTTCGACCAATCCAAGGCTATTGAGAAGGCCATCGGCGAGGACGCTGCCAAGCCAATTATTGAGGCATTTCAGTCCACAGATAAGCGGGTGATCGACGCCCTTTTGGGAGAGGTCGCGACCAAGGCGGATCTTGCACAGCTTGAAGTCAGAATAGAAAAGCGTTTCGGTATGATGGACGCACGTCTTGCCCGTCTTGAAAATATGGTCAAGGTGCTTATCGGTCTGACTGCCCTGGCCGTGGCATTTTTCAGCCCGGTAGCAGAAAAACTCCTGGCGCTGATAAAATAACGGGCTGTTTGAGGACGCAACGCCGCTGGGAAAAACCTCTTTTCCTCGTCTGCAAACTCTTTTCTCGCCCAACCCGATTCCTGTCTTTCTCGTTGTGCAAGAAAGACCACGAATATTTGTCAAGAAAAAACTCCATACACATTCCGGTTCATCTTCGGCTCTTTCCGGTTCATCTCCGGCACATTCCGGTACATCGCCCAAAGATCAAAAAATCCCATGGTACGGTTCGACCTGCGTAGGCCGCTCCATGCCAGTTGCTCCCTGACCTGATCCCCTGATCCCGGACATGGCGGCCTCTCACCGGAGGTCGCCATGTCCTCTTTTTGCAGTGTCACTGCCGATCAGATCCAACAAATCGTTGGCGAAACCGCCCCCCGGTATGGCCTGCCGTCGGGCGTTGTTGCGGCCGTGGTCCAGGTCGAGTCCGGCGGCAACATCTGGGCCTGGAACCCTGAACCGAAATACCGCTGGTTCTGGGACGTGCGGACTAACCAGCCCTTTCGGCCGGTCACGCCCGAGGAGCTTGCTTCCAAGATCCCTCCCAAGGATTTCAAAAGCTGCCGCCCTGACATTGATCGCGACGTCGAATGGTGGGGACAGCAAGCGTCCTGGGGCCTCATGCAGCTCATGGGTGCGGTGGCCCGGGAACGTGGCTTCACTGAAGATTTCCTGAACAGCCTGCATGATCCGGCCGCCAACATCGACGTCGGCTGCCGGCACCTGGCCGGCTACGTCAAACGCTATCTGCCGTCCTATGGCTGGGCCGGCGTGTTTCGCGCCTACAACGGCGGACCCTATGCCGCCGTGCATAATTCCAATCCCGAGTATCCCGAGAAGATCCGTAGCGCTCTTGGGGGGAGTTTCCCCAATGCGTAAACCCTCTCTGCTGGAACGGCTGCGGCATTGGTTCAATCCGCTGCACCTGTTTTGTCGGCTTCGGGAATGTGGGCTGTCCGAACCCAAAGCCCGTCGGGTGGGGGCGGCCTGGGAGTGGATCTATTCCCGGCCCCGGGTGGCCTTGCTGGTGGCGCTGACCACGGGGCTGGTGCTTCTTTGCTGCACGGTGGCGGCGCACGCCGGCCATGACCACCCCGAGCATTGGTATCGGTCCGTGTGGCGCGTGAATGCCGAGATCTTCACCATCAACGCGGGCGTCTCCGTGGGCGGCGGCGATGGACACTAAGGCCGTCGTCACGGCCTACGCCAAATCAAAGACCACCTGGGGAGGCATGGGCCTGTATGGGCTCAACTTCCTGCTGGTGCTCATGTCGTCGGATAGGCCCCACACCATTTCCATCGGCTTTGATGGCGCTCCCCTTGTTTCGTTCCCACTGACCGGGCCAGTCCTGTTTGTCCTGGCCTCTGTCTGCCTGTGGTTGTGTCTCTATGGCCGGGGCGTGGCGGCCGGTCCCCTTTTTGACGTGCTATCCCAGGCCGCCGCGACGGCCCGGCAGGGCGAGGAAAAGCAGTGAAAATCCTTTCGATTGACGGCGGCGGTATTCGGGGATTGCTCCCGGCGTTGGTCCTGGCCGAGTTTGAATCGCAAACAGGCCGACCCATCGCCAAATCCTTCGATCTGATTGCGGGCACCAGCACCGGCGGCATTCTCGCCCTGGGGCTGGCGGCCGGCATTCCGGCCATGCGTCTGGCCGAATTCTATCTGGAGCGGGGACCGGCCATTTTCAGCCGCTCGTTGAAAAAGCGGATTGAATCCGTCGGCGGCCTGACGGACGAAATGTACGGCGCCGGCGAACTGGAGATCGCCCTGGTCGATCTGTTTGGCGACCGGACATTGTCCTCGGTCGAACCCCACGCCCATGCCCTGGCCGTGGCCTACGATATCGAAGCCAGGGAAACCATGTCATTTTGCTCCTGGGGAGGTGAAGACTTTCGGCTGGCCGATGTCGGCCGGGCGACAAGCGCCGCGCCCACCTATTTTGAACCGTTCATGCTTAAGAGCCTGAAAGGCGTGGCCATGCCCTGCATTGACGGCGGGGTGGTCGCCAACAACCCGTCCATGATTGCTTATCTGTTGTGGGGCGCGGGGACGACGGATGCCAAGAACATCCGGCTTGTTTCTTTGGGGACCGGTCGCCGCGACACGCCGCTTCTCCTTTCGGATGCCAGGGGTTTCGGTCTGGCGCAATGGGCCCCCCATCTTGTGGACATCATGTTTTCCGGGTCGTCCGAACTGATCCACGAACAATGCGCCCGTCTGCTTGGGGAGAACTATCTCCGCCTGCAAGCCGATCTGCCCGAAGACGTTCCCATGGATGGCACCGACGCCAAGCATTTTGCCGTGCTCAAGCTGGCGGCCAAGCGGTTGGCGGCCAGCCCCGAGGCCTCCCGCGCCCTGGCCATAGTGAGAACCGCATAATGTGGTCCGTCGCCCGGGACTACCTGGCGGACGTCGGCCGGGATCTGCTCGGCGGTTGGGCCGTCAAAACCTGCGGCTCCACGATTGCCGCAGTCGTTTGTGGCTGGATCGGCGGCTGGGACAGACTGGTCAGCGGCTTGCTGCTGCTGGTCTGTATGGATTTTATCCTGGGCTTCGCCAGGGGCTGGGCGACCGACTGTATCTCACGCATTAAGATCCGGCGCGGACTGGCCAAGTTCTTTCTGTATGCGGCGGCCATCCTGGCCGCCAGCACGCTGGACGGCGTGCTCAACGCCAAAGCCGAAGCCTTCTTCTTCCACATTGATTTTCGGGCCGTCATGGTCATGTACCTGTCGATCAACGAGACCCTTTCAATCCTTGGCCATCTGCGCGCCTTTGGCGTGCCGCTCCCCAAAAAGCTCATCCAACGCTTGAAAGACTATCGGGATTGCACGGTCTTCACCGGCAGGGGGGCTCCTCGTGGCTGAGAAGCTCGCCGCCCTGGCCAGCCGGTTGGTCAGCGAATTGAAGGAGGACCAACGGGACAAGCGACCGTTAGAGCGGCGCTTGCTTGAAGATTATCGTATGTACATGGGTATTTACGATCCATCTGAAAAACACGCGCCGGGCCGCAGCCAAGTCTATTTCCGGACCGCCAAAACCAAGACTGACACGGTCGTCTCCAGACTGATGGATGTCTTGTTCCCCAGGGCCGGCGACCCAAACTGGGAAATCCAGGCGACGCCGAAACCGTCATTGGACGCCCAGACGATGGCGCAAATTGCTGTCATCGTCCAAACGCAAGGTCCGGATGCGGCCAAGGCCGCGCTTGATGCGGTCGTAAAAAAGCGGATTGCGGCCATGACCGAAGTCATGACCGACCAACTGGCCGAAGCGCCTGATCGGACCGGCTATCGGGCCACCATGCGTAAAGTCGTACGATCTGCGGCTTTGTATGGCCTGGGCATCCACAAGGGACCGTTGGTGGATGAGCAGACCAGAAAATCCTGGAAGCTCAAAACGATCACCCAGACGGGCGAGGGCGGCGAGGTGACCTCTCTGGAATCCTGGGTACTGGACGAATCCCCCGTTGGGCTGCGTCCTTATTTCCGGGACGTCTCCATCTGGAATTTCTTTTGGGACATGACGGCCAAGAGTCTCAAATCCTGCCGGCGCGTCTGGGAAGAATACCTGATGGTCTATGGCGACGTCATTGATCTGGCCAAGCGCAAATCTTTTTTCGGGGATGTCATCCGCGACTATCTCCGCCAAAATCGGGATGGAGACGCCGTAGAGCGGCCCTACGAGATGGAGTTGCGCCGGCTGGGCGATAAGAACGCCAGCAAGCAAATCACAAATCGATTCCGCGTGGTGGAACGCTGGGGTTGGCTGCGCGGGGATGAGTTGGCCGATTGCGGCGTCGAGATGGGCGAAGATCCTCTGGAAGAGGATTATTTTTGCAACATCTGGCTGCTTGGCGATCAGATCATCAAAGCCGTCCGTGCGCCCCTTCGCGGAGTGGAATATCCCTATCAGCTTTTTTGCATTTCCAAGGACGAGTCGGGGCTCTGCGGCGAGGGCATTCCGCGCATCATGCGGCATCAGCAGCTTGCCTACGCCGCCATGGTCCGGGCCATGATCGACAACGCGGCCGTCACATGCGGTCCGATTGTCGGCGTCAACATGGACGCGTTGCGCCAGTCGGAAAAGGCCGACGACATCCAGGCCTACAAGCTGTTTAAATTCGACAGCGTTGACGACATGAAAAGCGCCATCACGTTCTGGCAGGCGCAAAGCCATATCCAGGACTATCTGGCCATGGCCAAGTTCATGGAGGATGCCGGCGATAATCAGACCGTGCCGCGTTGGGTGAACGGCGATGGCAACGTCTCCGATGCCGCCAAGACGCTCGGCGGCCTTTCCATGCTCATGGCCGCCATGAGCGTGAACCTCGTCGAGATGATCAAGACCTTCGACGATGACGTGACGAGCCAGTTTATCACGGCGCTCTATTACTGGAACATGGACTTCAATCCCCGGCAAGACATCAAAGGGGATTTCAATATCAAGGCGCTGGGTTCCACGGCGTTGATGGCCAAAGAAGTCCTGTCCCAGCGGTTGATGCAATTTTTGCAATTGGCTTCCACCCAACCGCAGCTTTCCACCATGCTCAATTTCCAACAGCTCCTCCGTGAGCTGGCCGCGTCGATGCAGGTGCCTTCGGATCTGGTCTACGACGATGCGACTATTGAACAAAATCAAATCAAGCAAATGTCCATGCAGGTTGAAGCCGAACAGCAGTCCCGGCTCAAGACCTTGCTCAATGAAATGAACTCCCGGGGAATCCAGCCGGAGGCCTCGTTGCAGCAGATGCTGGCGCAAACCCTGGGGCAGCAGGCTCAGGGACAACCGGGTGGGCAGGCACAATCAGGACCAGGCGCGCCAGCAGGGCAACCCGGCCAGGGGAATACGGAGGCCGCAGCATGACGCTCACAAGCATGGCCATGTCCAAGGCTGAGCAGAAAAAAGACTCGTCGATACCAACAACCGCCGAATCCAAAAAGTACCCGTGGGGACTGTCCGTAACGCTTGATGATGTTGCCCTGAAAAAACTCGGACGCGAGCGGGAAGACTTTAAATCCGATGGATATGTCTTTCTTGTCTGCAAAGCAAAATGCGCAAGCATCCATACCAATGAAGAAGGTGGCAAGGAAGATGTGAGCATACATCTTCAGATCGAAGCCATGGATGTGCAGACGGAAGAAAGCAAGGCGGATAAGGCCTTTGATAAGGCATACGGCAATGACAAGTAAGACAAGCAAAGAAGATTGTATTGCCCGTATCTTCGAATATCGAGGGCATCCTCTTTGGACGGCCGTCAATGATTTGCTGGATGTCACCATAGAAGCCGCCCGGGACAAACTGGAAAAAGGCGATGTGGACAATTTTCGCAAGTGCCAGGGACGGCTTGAGGCGTTGCGCGGTCTGAAAAAGGCCATGGTCCGCCAGCCTGAAGAATAAACGGTAGCCGTAAAAGGCCCCGACTGTCCAGGCCCGGTCCGCCGGCACCTGGAGCGTAAGGAGAACATGATGGCTGAAGACACAGAACAAAACGAGAACCCCGCAGCGGATGCCGTCTTCGACGCTCTTTACGGTGATGGCGCTGCAGCAAAGCCCGAAGAACGGTCGGCCGGGCAACCTGCGGCCGCCGATGCAGCGGCTGTTGTCGACAACCCGTCGACAGAGACCGCTCCTGCCGAGCCGTCCGAAGCGCCGATGGAAGAGGGGACCTCTCTGGGTGTCACCACACCGGACAACCTCGACCAGACCACTGCGGACAAACCGGAAACAGCGCCCCAACCCCGGGAAGAAGATCCGGAACAACTCCGAAAAATTCTTTCAACCCAGGAAGGCCGGTTGGCCAAGGCCGAGGCAGACAAAAAAAATCTGGAAGAGGAACTGACGGCGTTGCGTGGCGCGCCTGGGAAGACATCCCCCTCGGACAGCCGGACCGACGGGGATGCGGAGGAACTCCAGCCAGCCACCTTGCCGGACAGTCTTGTCGAAGACGCCAGGGAATTTGAGACGCTCTATCCCCATCTGGCGGGGATCCTGCGGCAACCCGGTCCCGAAGGGGAAAGGGTCCGCCGTGTGCTTGGGGAATCCGGGGCGGATATCGCCGCGCTGGCTGCTGAGAATGTGCTGCTGCGCCAGGAAATCCATGCCGTGGATTCCGGCGTGAAAACGCGGACGCGGCAGGAACAGCAAGTGCAGCTCGTGACGCGGCATCCTGAAGTGTCCGGCGCGTTCGCTGCCGCCGGAACTTCGGAACGACAGGCGGCAGACGCCTTTCTGACCAAGGTTGAAACCTGGATCAATGGTCTGCCCTACGGTGAGGCTGCACCAAAAATGCAGATCTTTAAGAATGGGACGTTCGAACAGGCAGCAGCCTTGTTTGACACATACAAAACACAAGCAAAGCAACAAGCGCCAAAAGAAACACTCGACGCCACAACGCGCCGCAGGGCCACGGATGCAGAAGGGGTGGACAACAATCGTGGTCGTAAACCACCGCTTGATGCCTCGGATAAAAGCAATGCTGACGCGATGTTTGATGAGGTCTATGGCGCGAAGTAGAGGACAGTATGTCTACAGTTTACGGTGATATTTCTGAAGAAACCGGGGTGGCGCTGGGCGCAAAATTCCTTGAGGTCGGACTTCCGTACCTCATGCTTTTGAATTTTGCGCAACACGACGTCATGCCGCTCAACAAGTCGAGACGCCTGAAGTTTCGGCGCTATGAGCCCTTGCCGACAATCCCCAAGCCGTTGGTTGAGGGCGTGACCCCCAAGGCCGGGAAATTGGCGACGACAGATGTCCTTGTGGACCTTGCCCAGTACGGTGACCTTCTGAGTCTGACGGACGTGGTGACCGACACGCATGAAGATCCCGTCCTGGACATGATGACCACGCGTCTGGGCGAATCCGCTGCCGAGATGTTGGAAAACGTGGCCATTGCCCATTTTCTGGCCGGCACCAATGTCTTTTACGCCAATGGCTCCTCCCGATCCGCAGTCAACACACTGGTCAGCAAGGCCTTGCTGCGAAGGGCAATTAAAAGCCTCAAGCTCAACCGCGCCCAATATCACACCCGCATGCTCAAATCGACGCCGGGGTATGGCACGCAAAGCGTACCTCCCTCGTTCGTCGGATTTTGCCATCCGGCGGTGACCCCCGATTTGCAGGACCTGCCGGGATTTAAAAAGGTTGAAGACTACGGGGCCCTGTCGCCGTGGGACCATGAAATCGGCGCATTCGAAAACGTCCGGTTTATCGAGGAAGATCTGATGCTTCCCTATGAAGACGCCGGCGGCGCGGTGAGTGCCGGTCTGACCTCGACAAGTGGCGTCAAATGCGACGTCTATCCTCTCCTGATTTTTGGGAAGGATGCGTTCGGGGCTGTGGCGCTCAAGGGCTACAAGTCCCAGGTGGCCGACAGCAAGGGGGCGCGGATTGCCCCTGTGGAAGTCAAAGTCGTGCAGCCGGATAAAATTGATAAGGCTGATCCGCTCGGCCAACGCGGGTTTGCCGGCTACAAGACATGGTTTGGCTGTGAGATCTTGCAGGACATGTGGATGACCCGCCTGGAAGTTGCGGCGTCGGAATAAGGAGACGCGACTATGCTTCGTGGATTGTACGATGGATTCCCTGAGGCTGAACAGGCTGGCGCACTGCAATATCTGCGTTCCGGGGCGACGACCACCCCGGGCCTGGCCATCAAGGCGGCCGGCAGCCCCGACGTGCAGGCAGCGGCATTTTCCTACTGTCTCGGCGGGAAATTGTACGCCAAGGCGGCGCAGGCCACGTTGTCTCTGGCGGCACTGGGCACCGTGTCCGCTGGCGCAACCAAAACGGCGTTCCTTGGCATCGACAAAGGCGGCGCGGTGACCGTGGTTGGTGTGGCGGCCGTCAATGGCGTGACCACGGTTCCGGAACCGGCAGACGGCGTGTGTTGGTTCGGGGCAATTATGGTGACCACAACAACGGCGGCGTGTGTTGCGGGCACCACGGCGTTGGACGCCGCAGGTTTGACGGTCACGTATATCGGTCTGTCCGGCATCGTGCCGGGCGACATCCTGTAGGGAGAGAACGCTATGGCGAAAACGACTGATCAAACCACGGCAACGGAAAGCCCCGCTGTCACTGAAAAGCGCTACCGGGTCATTATCAATTCCGAGGCCAGACCGGGTGGTGACTCCAGAGTTACTTTGGTCCTCAATGGCAAAGTGACCTCGATTGCCAGAGACAAAGAGGTGTTGCTCACGGAAGGACAGATCGAGGTGCTGCGGAACGCGCAAAACCGTGGCTATGAAATATCCGACTCCGGGGAAATGAAGACCGTCGAAGGTCGGCGGCGATTCCCATATTCCGTCCTTGGAGAGGCGACCGAACCCGTCGCAACCGCGGCGGCCTCCGAGACGGAAGGCAATGCGGCTTCCTGACCTGCTCATCGCGGTGCGTCGGGTGCTCCGGGATCCGGATATCGAGGATGCCGAGCTGATCGACTACGCCAACGAGGTCCTGGCGGCGGCCGCCAGACGGGTGTTCCTGCCCGATCTGGAGGCCGCCGCCGTTGTTGTCGTTCCGGCCGGGGCCATGGCCGCGCCGCTACCGGGCGACTTCCAGCGCGAACTCTTCTCGGCCCGGAACAGCGACGGCCATATGCTCCGGGTGACCGGACGCGGCGATATCGAACGGCTGCGCCGGACACCGCCATCGGCCGGGACCATCCAGGTTGTGGCCGCCGCAGGGGAAGGGACACTCCTGGTCTGGCCGCCGTCCCAAAGCGATGCAGCCGTCTTCCTCGGCTATTTTCGTCGCCCCCACACCCTGGAGCAAACAGCCGGGGAGATTGCCTTCGCCGCCGCGACCCGGACGCTGTCTGCGACCGATCCTGTCTTTCGACGGTTGCGTCCCGGCGACACGTTCACGACGGACAGCGTCGCCAACAGCGGTTCCTTCACCGTGGTGTCCGCCACGGAGACCACATGCGTGGTGGCTGAGGTCGTGGTTGATGCGGCGGCCTCGCTGGTCAATATCGCGGCCACGGCCATCGAAGGCATTCCGTTCGAGCAGCGGCGCAACCTGCTGGTCAACGGCGTCCTGGCCCTGGCCTATGAGACCAAGGAAGACGCCAGGGACAGCAAACCGAATTGTGATCGATTCCGAACGCTGACCGAAACCGCCATGAAGGATCTCAAGCGGGCCGTCAATGCGACCGGCTATCGTGCGCCGACAGCCCAACCTTCCACCGTGCAGTTTCGGAGCCTTTGCTGATGCTGCGCCTGCCATTTACCGTCTGCCTGGGGTTGGACAACCGGAGCGCCCCACGGGCTGTGACCTATAGCCCCCGATCCGGAACATGGGCCGCCGCAGCGCTGGCCGGTTGTGACGTCGTCGACGCCGGCCAGCGCATCATACCAAGTCCTGGAAAATCCCTGGCGTTGGCCGGGGATTTCCGCAGCGCCTACCAGGATGGTGACAGGGTCTATGTGGCTTCTGGCGATACCCTGTGCCGGGTGGTCAAATCCGATACGGGCCTGGCTCTGCTGCCGCTTGTGGCCGGTTTGACGACGGGCGAACGGCTGGCCTGGGCCAAGCTCGGAGAGCGGGTGTTCTGGAGCAACGGCGTCCAGAAAGGGCTTTTTTACAACGGCGACCCCAGGCCCTGGGGCGGCCAGCCGTTTTCCAGCGACGCCCGGGAGGATGCCGCATACACGCCGCCGCCAGCCGGAACGGTGCTGGCCGGGTTCGCCGGCCGGATCTGGATTGGTGTCGACAACCTGCTTTACTTCACGGTTTTCGGCCGCTTTAACCACGTCAAAGCCGGCTTCAACCATCTGCCGCAGTCGTCGCGGGTGCGTATGATCGTGCCTGTGGACGATGGCTTTTATGTGGGCACCGACGACCGCGTGACCTTCCAGTTCGGATTTGACCCGGGTGCGTTGCGCCAGGTCGTCGTCTCCGATGATCCTCCCATCCCTGGCGCCTTTGCACCGATCCGCAGCGAAGAGGTGACAGGCAAATTCCAGCCGTCTGGCGCGGCCATCTGGCTGACGCGTCATGGGTGTGTCGTATTGGGATTGCCGGGCGGCATCGTCATGAACCTTACAAAAAATCGTGTGGCGCTGGATGTGACGCCGGAATGGGGTGCGGCCCTGGTCTCGGCGCGCCGCATCGTTTTCACACTGCGCCCATAGCAAGGAGAGACCCATGGCTTTACGGCTTTCCACCGGACTGAGGGACAAGATTCTCGGTTCACAAAGCTTTCAGGATATTATGGCCAATGGCGTTATCCGCATCTTTTCCGGTGTGCAGCCGGCCAGCGCCGACGACACGGAAAGCACCACGCCACTCCTTGAAATTACAGTAGGAAGCGGCGCATTCACTCCGGGGACGGCCAGTAACGGGTTGAATTTTGCCGAACCATCGAACGGCCAATGCCCCAAAGTCACCACAGAAGTCTGGTCCGGCGTCGCCTCCGCCACAGGAACCGCCGGCTGGTTCCGCTTTTATGCCAACGACCGCACAACCGGAGCGGATACAACCCATGCCCGTTTTGATGGCTCTGTTGCGACCTCCGGAGCCCAGCTCAACATGAGTTCCACAGCGATTACCGCTGGAGCCACGACGACCATTGACAGCTTCGTCGTGTCCATGCCGGCCAGTTAAACCAGGTATTCCGGGGCCGCCCAGACAAGGCGGCCCCAACTTGTACGGAATCCTTACCAGTTGCGAGGACGGTGATGTTTGGAACCTATCCGTATGTTGCGGGAGAGGTGTGGGCCGGAGTGCGCTACTCCGGCGACATTCAGGCCGGCGTTGAGCGGATAGGGTTGGTCATCCAGCAATTGCAGCTCCTCAAAAATCTGAACATCCAGAACCTTCCTCTCTATCAGACTTCCCGTGGTTATGACGACGGATCACAGATCACGGTTTTCCGGCAAGGGAATGTCTACTCTGCGGCAGTGTATGTCCCGCCAAAATCCACGATTAAAATACCAGCGTTAGAAAAAGGGCAGGTTTATTGGATTCCTGGATGCGTGGCGCGCTATGACGCAGCAGTTCTTTCTTCTCTCGCCAAGTCAGACGCCCTGCATTGGATAAATTCCATACCGACAGGCACACTTTCCAAAGAAGTTCTGCGCTATAGATCCGACGTTTCCTTGAGCGCAAGGCAGGCTTGCGGATTGCCGGTCATGCAAAGCATGCCAGAAGCAGGGATCACGCGAGATGGTGGTGTTTTCAAATGTTCTGGTGGGGTAAATTCCGGAATGTATCTTTCAAAGGAACATATGCCAGACGAGGCCATATTTTCCTTTTCCTGCGCATTTCGTCTGCATAAAAAACTCGAGTACGATTATACTTTTGACGAGAAGGGCGTGCTCAACCCGGTTCGTCCGTATTATTTGAAAAAAAACAATGGAGGACAATGGACATGGGATTGCCCTGGTTCCTTGTCTCCTGTGATTGGTTGGGCTTCGCCACAATATTTTACAGCAGACTATGAAAAGGTCACCTTCCCATGGTCTCCCTGGAATGACGATTTTACGAAAAAGACTTCCGTCACCGGACTCAAAGCTGTGGACATTGCTTGCGCTGATGCGCCGTTGCTCGCTGACAGTTCACCATATTGGGATAAAAAAGATCCACCCAATGCCTACCCATATCCCAAGGGTTTTATTGTTGGGATGCGTTTTTGTGGACTGTTTATATATAATGGGAATCAATTGTTATGCGGAAGAATAAATGACTTTACGAAACAGTATCAACTGTCACCGATCATAACATCTGAAATATCACTGGGGCAATGGTTTCATGCCGTAGTGGTGCAAGGGAAGAACGGGACACTTAATCTTTTTCTGGCAAATGGCGCGGCCAAAGATACCACGCAATATACGACAATGAGTCAGATTCAAAGCATGACGCCGCCGACAGTTTATGACTCAAAATATGATTATGTATTTTTAGGATATAATAGCTGGGATATAAATATATTGACGACGAATGAAAGGATCAGTCACTTCTCCATGAATCCGCAGATAGATATTTGTATTCCTCGATTTTACAGACGCGATCTTACAAAGGCAGAAGCCTTATTGCTGCATGTCGAAGCGTTTGGAAAAGTTTTTATCGCGGATGATTTTGAACTTGGACCATTGGAAGCAACAGGTTTTTCCCCGGTAACGGTATGAAAAAGAAATATCCTGTTTCCCTCCCTGTTCATTTTGCTGGCTTCCCACCGATGTTCAAGGTGACCTGCGGCGCGTCCATTCCGTCTCCGTATAGCTATGGAAGCCGTGTCATACTGCATAGAACGCCATTATGTGGAATTGTTCAAGGAGGGTATGAAGAAGGAAAATCCCTTCCTGATTTATCCATGATCTACAGCGACACCGGGCAGGATGGAAACTTTGACCTTAAACTCTCATTCTACGGATGGGGCACTTTTTACAAAGACAACGATGATGCGCCGTATTGTTCTCTTGAAATACGAAAAGGTATAAAAGTTGAAGCGCATGGTATTTCCAAAAAATTTGAGACACATGATATTTGGGAAACCCTTATCCCTGCCTCAACTGTTTTGACGGACAATCCCATTATAAAAAATATAGCGCTCCTCTATACAGAAAAATCATCAACGCCAGAACCAGCCGATGGATATGTCAGAGTCTTAAATAAATCAGACATATTTTCGCCATCTCTTTCTGGCGGCATCAGACTCAATGGGACGTTACAGCTCTCCGGCGAAGGTATTGTCTGGTTGAAGTCATGAGTGATCTTCTCATCTTTTACAACGAAAATGGGGAGATTACTTCTTCCGCAGCGGACCCTGCAACAAGACAGTTTTATGCTGATTACCTGCTTATTGATAGGCCATTGGATGCTTTTGGCAGCCTGGAAGAAGTGGGGGGATGCGATTGGGATCCTGATGAATATGATTTTTTATTTTCGAACAAAAACACGCTTATTGGACTTTTTCGAGCTTGCGACATTCAAGCGCAGGAATCCCAACAGATAGCCACCTGGCAGGATAGCAGCGGATGCGGCAACGATATCGTTACCTTAACTGGAAATGTTGTATATTCAAATAATCTTGTAAAATTAACAACTGCAAAAGGAAATAGAGATATTACTTTTTCAAAAGATCCTGTGCAACCATTGAATAAAAAATCAACGACATTTATTGAATTTGAGATAGACAAAATAGCATCAAACAAAGAAGTATTTCTCGTTGAAATACAAGCAGGATTTGTATGGATTGAATTTGAGTTTGGACATTCAAATGGTACTATAACTTTTTGTTTTAATGATATAGTAGATAACAATGGCTCAAATTATTATCCTGGTGATGTTCTAGATATAGACATAACAAATAGCAGAATGTTTTTAACTGTTATTTGTAGTGAAGATAAAACAATATTTCGACTCAATCAGAATATTATAAAATCAATTGACATGCCACAGGTTGCATGGAGCTGGCAGTCGGGCTTTTGGGTCTCTCCGACAATCGGGGGACGCATCTGGCACGAAGGAAAAGAATATGGAACGACGCTGAGCCTCGCGAATATTATTTCTTTTTCGACAACGTTATCGGAAAGCGATTGCCTGAACATTGAATCTTTTCTCATGAAAAGATTTAGCAATGGCTAACCTCCTTCAATATATACAGGCTCTTGAGCCTTATTCCGCTGACACGGTCGGAGACGGAACCGGAGTTCTGCCGCAGCCAACCGCTCAGGGGACAGGAACGTCTGGCGCGGTTGGCATTCCAGCTCTGCCCACGCTGCAGGGCGAGGGGAGCGCAAGCTGGCGGCCGTTTGGCCTCTGCATCCTTCCCTCTCTGCAAGGCACCGGAACGACGAACGGCTACCACCCGGCCTGGGGAACGCTGCATCTCCCGGCCCCAACGCCAGAGGGGACAGCCCACACCCATATTGAATCAGTGGACTTCCTGCCGCTGCTTTTTTCCGAAAGCCACACCGGAGCCGCCGCAGAAGCAAGCCTTCCGTTACCTTCTCCCTACGCCTTGTCGGGGTATAACACACGAGGAAGCGGCCTCTGCGTCCTGCGCCTCCCCATTGTCTCCTCCTGGGCCTGCTCGCTTGAGAGCCCTCTCAATAACACGATTGCGGTCTCGCGGGTGGTTGCGCTTCTCAACCAGGGAAATGCCATCCTGAAAGCCCTCGCCGCGCAGCTTACCGAATACGATGCCGACAATGATGCAAAAGCAATTTCCGTCACCTACGCCGTTTCCCATCTCCTGACCTATACCAGCGACACGAGCGGCATCGGCGATAATTGGACCTGCGCCATCGCCACCTGGATGCGGGCCTTTGGCGACTGTGAAGATGGCGCGATTCTCATCCACGCCTTGCTCCTGGCCGCAGGCGTGCCGGCAGCCCGACTGCGTACGTGCTTTGGCACCGTTGGCGTGGATCGCACAGGGCATGCCTGGACGATCTACCAACGCGAAAGCGACTGTGAATGGATACCGCTGGAATGGACCGCCGGGCCGATTCCTTGGGACCGTACCGCCCAGGATATCAAGCGGATGCTCGATTTGACCGCCACATACACGGGCGTCGAATATCTGCTGACAAGCTCCGACTTCTTTAAAATTGCAAGTCTTTCATATGCACGGTTGCTGATGGTCAACCATGCCCGGGCATCGATTGCGGCATTGTTCCCCACAGCGTCCGGCAAGACGAATGTCTCGGCCTCGGCCTCCCTGCATGTCCTGTTGCCAACACTCACAGGCGCGGCCGGGGCCTGCGGCTCCATGTGTTCGCCGCTGCCACAGATCCTTGCCACAGGTTTGCAGGCCTCTGTGGGGTTCGGCGACTGCACGCTCTCCCATCCTGAAATTTCAGGATGCCCTGGCGCACAGGGTGTCTGCTCCATGGGCATGGATGTCTTGGGCTGCGGCGGCATTTCAGGCCGCTGTGCTGTGGCCGTTCCGTTCCCTCTGGCTGTCGCAACGGGAGGGCAGGCCTCGTCGGGACGTGGTGCGTGCACGATAGCCTTCGACGGCGCGGGACGCATGCTGGCCGGCCTGACCGGAGAGGGGGATTGCGCCATGCCGCTGCCGCTTTTGCGGGGCACGGACCTCGCGTCCCTCGTCGGGCGCGGCAATTCCCGCATCCCATTGCCGACGGTGGCCGGGCAGGGCGGAGCGCTTTCTGACGGCAGGGGCCATTGCCGCATCCCCAGGCTGCGAGTGCGGGGCGCAGCCCATACCACGTCAACACCACACATCTGGGAGTTTGTTCCCGAGAGGTTGTCATGAGCGGATTGGCCCTTTCCATGGCTCTGGATGGCGGACAGGCCGTCAGCCAATATCTTGATTGGCCGTTCGACGGATTTTTTACGCTGGACGGCGAGACGTACGGCGTCTCTGAAACCGGCCTGTACCGGATCGGCGGCCAGGCGGCAGACACGCCGTCCCTGTCCCTTATCCGGTTGCCGGCGACAGATGGCGGCCGGCCGGGGGAATCCCGGCTCGAATGCGTGGAAATTGGCGGCCGCCTGCCGGAAGGTCTGACCATGCGGGTCTGGTACGACGGCATCCTCAAGGGCACATACGAAGCCCCAAACAGCCAGGCCGGTCAGCATACCATCTATGTCGGTCGGAATTGTTGCGGCCGGTATCTCGAATTGGAGTTCGTTGCCCACGGCGAACATTTTGAAATCATGTCCATCATGGCCGAATGCCAGGAACTTGGCCGCAGACGCGGGCGGAGGTAGCTATGGCGTCGGAAGGATTTTTGGATACCGACAAAGCCTCGGGTGTCGTCACCAATTTGCTGACCACCCTCCAGGCGCTTGGAGCCTCTCTGACGACCAGCGCCCAGTCCGCAATCGGACAGCTGGCGGTCGGAACAAACCTGACAGCTCCTTTTGTGGCCATGCCGACTGCTCCGGCCAGTCCAGGCCTCGCATCCCTGCCGGAGGCTCCGGGGCTCTCGGCTGCGGCCATGCCGTCTGTTGCGCCACCGGAGGCTCCTGGCCTCGAAAGCCTGGATTTGCCGGATGTCCCGATACCATCTTTCACGGCCGTCGCCCCAGAAGTGACCATTCCGGGGGCCCCGGAACTGACCTACCCGGCCGCGCCGGGCGACGCGCCGTCGGTTCCCGGCGTGGACATGCCGGCCGATCCAGGCGTGGCGCTGCCGGATCCGCCAACGTTGGCCGCTGTGACAATTCCGGATTTTGCCGGAATGGTCCTGCCCGGGTTCTCCGGCACCCAGCCGGAAGAGCCCGCTCTTGAAGCCCCTGGCCGGGTGTTCGCCTATTCCGCCGGCGTTTTTGAAAATCCTCTGCAACGGACGCTTGAGGAACAGATCTATGCCGACGTGTTGGCCGGCGGCAACATCGAAGCCATCGAGGGCATTACGGCCGCCCTGGCGGAAGTCGAGGCCGTCAACCTGCGCATCCTGCGTCAAAAGAAAACGGCCATATGGGATGCGGCAGCGGCGCGGGGCCAGGATGCCATCTCGGGCCCGGATCTGGAGCGGGAACGACTGGCGGAGTTGGAATATGCGGACAACGTGCGGGAGTCCGCCGCCAAACTGGTGACGGAAAAATGCCGGATGACCATGGAATACCGGCAGTTTCTTCTGGATAAGGGCGTCAATTACATCGGGCTGTTGTTAACGGCCTTCAATGAAGCGGCCACCCGGGGACTGGAAGCCGCCAAGGCGGCAGCCGAGCTGCAATACAGAAACTGCGAAATCCAGGTGCAGATCCACAACGTCAGACTGGCCCGATATCAGGCTGACATCGCGCTTTGGGAAACCCAGTTCAAGGCGGCCCAGCTCGCCCTGGAAGAACGCAAAACCGCATTGGAGGCGGCACGCGTCCGGGGCGAACTTCGGAAACAGGATGTCGATGTCTATGTGGCCCAATGTCAGGCCCAGCTGACCGTGGTCGAAGTGTTCAAGGCGCGGGTGCAGGCGGCCATCGCCACGCTGCAGGGACAGGTCGAACAGGTCCATGCCTATGAGGCCAGGACCAAGGCGTATGAAACGGGCGTCAACGCCCAGGTCGCCAAGCTCAATGCCTACATTGCCCAGATAGGCGCGCAAAAAGCCAAAGTCGAAATTTTTGTCGAACAGGCCAGGGCGTTTGCCGAGCAAGTGGCCGCTTCAAAAGCGGCGGCGGATATCGGCGTGGCCCGGGCCGGCATCGTCAACGAACGCAATGCCTCTGCCGTGAAGATCTTTGCGGCCACGATCGACCGCTACAGGGCGGATGTGCAGCAGGCCATCGCGGCAGTCGAGGCTGTCCAGAAAATGGCCCAGACGAACGCCCAGATCTATGAGGCCAACGTCCGGGGCGTGTCAGCCGAAAATGAAGCGCGCCGCGGCATCGCCGCGCTTGATGTGCAGATGTTCGGACACAAGCTGACGGCGGCCGTGGAACAAGCCAAAATCAATCTGGACTGCATCGTCCGGGCGGCAACGCTGAACGAGGAATCCATAAAGGCGGCCGGCTCTATCGCCGCCCAGGTCGCCGCCTCTGCCTTGTCCGGGGTGCATGGCACGGCCAGCATCGGGTTCAGCGGCAGCAACAGCAATAACAGTGGGTATTCGGTTGGCGTTTCCACTTCAACCAACACATCCGATATCACGACGCACAACAGTTAGAGGGCCGCATGGATAACTTTCTTTCACGGTATCCCCTTATTCGGGAAATGGACGCAGAAAGTGACCCGGATACACGGATAAATATCCGGGAACGTCGGCGGTTGGACACCGAGGCGACAACCGGACAGTTGGCGGCCAAGCCGGCACAGTATCTTTCGCTGGACGAGCGGGCCGCGTTGGACCGGCAACGTGTCGCGGCGGAGGCCGAGCGGGCGGCCCGGGAGAGAATGAGAACCGAAGAGCTGACCCGGGCCGCGAGTACGGCGGCCAGCCGGGCCAATCCCTACGGATCCTGGCGGGAGTCGGCGGATAAGCTGGATGCAACCGCCAACAATTGGAATCAGGACACCACCACCCGGGCGGCGGCCCTGGAGGCCAGAAATAATCTCTATTTCAACAGCGGTTCCAACGACGCCATGGCCCGGCGCATCGACCAGGCCAATGACCCGGCGTCACGCTTTGCGGCCGCAGACGCGGCACAACGCAAGGAATGGGCCGATACCATCCTTGCCGCAGATAAGGATGGTCTGGTCCCCGGGGTCGAAAAGGCGGCGGCGGCGATCCGACAACAACGCGTCGATGCCGCCCGGCAGGGGTTGGGACTTCCTTCTGAAGCAGCGAATGACATGGCCGCCTCGCACCACGTTGAAACCAGACCACGGTCGAACGAAGTGGCGGAATTTTTTGTTCCGCCCCGAGCGGGAAATACTCCAACTCCCGGTCAGTCCTCAGGCGTTCCCCCGAGCGCCGGACAACCCGGACAGTCGGGGAACTGGAGACCATCCACGGAATCCGGGCAGCCTGTCGGCGTTTCCTCTCCATCGGCTGCGGCGGGCGATGACCTGGGGCTTCTGCGCTGGTCGGCGGCCCAAAACAAAACCCCGATGGACAAGGTCAACAATTATCTCGTGAACACGGCAGGCACGGCCATGGGCTCCGCCTGGAACTCCGCCAAAACCGCCGCCGGGGCTGTGGGCGATTTTATAAAGCCTGACGTTGACGCGGCCCGGGCCGGTGTCGATTGGGCCGTCAATCGACCGCAGACGCCGGCCGCACCCGAAACGGAAGCCGTCGCGAATGCCCTCGGAGAGGGGTGGCGCACCGCGATGGATGCAGGACAACTGGTCGGCGTCATCCCGGCAGTCGGTGGCCCCCGGAGCAAACTGGGACAGGCTGTCGCGCAAAAAGTTGGCCAAATGACCCGTCCCGTCGTCGATGTGGCTTCGCAAATCGGACGCAACGCCAGCCGGGCGTTCCAGGGGCTGCCCACATACGTGGAAGAAGAGGGCGGATCGGGGACGGACTGGCGGGGTGACGATCAGGCCAAACGTCGGGAGATGGGGGCGTACTGATGCCGATTGATCTTGCGAACTATCGGGACGAACACCGGGACAACTACGGCGATGCCAGCCTGGACGACGTCGCACAGGATCTGTACGTCCGATCCGGTTCGGCCGCCGCCGGCACGCGGTTCGAGGACTTCGCCAATGCCCACGGCCTGGGCAGCCAGCTCGGCCAGACAAAGCAGGAGGGCGGGCAGCCTGTCGCACCCCAACCCCAGGCAGGCGATGCGTCCTGGCTGGGGCGACGCTGGAACGATGCCAAGGTCGCCGGCAAGGTTATTGGCCAGGGGTTGTATTCAGCCGCTGCCGACGTACTGCCCAAAACCGTTGCCGAAGTCTGGCGCGGCGGAGACGTGCCTCTGCACGCCGAAGAAACGGCAGCCGGTCAGGAAATCGCCGCCCAGCAAAAAGACCTGGAACGATGGAATCTGCCTCCGGAAGAGGCCAACCGGGATTTGTTTGGCCTGGTCAAAGCCAAGGATGTGCAGGAAGGCTTGCAAAACCTTGGATATAGCGCCGGTTCCATGGTTGCCGGCATGGGGGCCGGGGCGGCGGCCGGATCCGTAGTCCCTGGCGCGGGCACCCTGGCCGGAGCTGTTGGCGGAGCGCTCGGAGCCGGATTGGCTGGCGGCGCGGTCGGCTACCGGGCCACCAAGGATCAATTCATTGAAAGCATGCGGCAAAAGCTGCTGCAAGCGAACCCCAACCTTTCCGAAGAAAAATGGAACGAGACAAAGGCCGCCCTCGATAAGGACGCCTCATTGTACGCCATGTGGGAGGCTATTCCCGAGGCCGTCGGGGATGCACTGACCATGGGCATTCTCAAAACACCGGCGGGCAATCTGATCAAGTCGGTGCCGTTTATAAAAAATGGCATTACCCGGACGTTGGCCAAGGCCGGGGTGAAGGCCGGGCTGGATATCCCCGTGGAATTGGGAACAGAGGCCTGGACCCAACATGAACAGGGAGCCCTGGAAGCCCAACACGGATTGCGGGATCAAGCCCCGACATGGCGGGAAGCCTTTGACGAGGTCGCCCCGCAAACCACGGTCATGTCCCTGGCCACGATGGGGCTGGGGGGTGCGGCCGAACATTTTTCCCCCCATACCCGGGCCATCCGGCGTGACACGCGCACAATCAGCGAAGGCGTGCAGGCCGGGGCGCATCGCGATCTGTCCGACGAGGATTTACAGCAGGTCTATACTGCGGCCGATGCCCTGTTCCGGGAAAACCCCGGCATCCCAACCCGGGATGCCTTGTTGGAATTGAATGCCGAGCAGCTTCGCCGACAGAATGCGGCACGTGGTTTTCCGCTCAATGCATTTCTGGCCGACGAGAACCAGCCGGGCGAGGCTGTTGAAACACCACCCCCTGCGCCCCAGGAGCCCGTGGCTACGACAGCCGAAACACTTCAGGGGCAAGGGATAACAACTGAAACGGAGGCCGTGCCCGGTCCGGACCGGGCGGCCGAACTGGCGGGGTTGTCCAAGAACAAACTCAATGCATTGGCCATGAATCTGGGCATTGAGAAGCCGGGACGCATCAAGCGGGATGCTCTGGTGGCGTCCGTGCTTGAGGCCGAGGAAGCGGCCCGAAAGTGGAATGAGCCGGACAACGTGGAAGCCCGTTACCGCGAAACCCATGCCGCCCCGTTCCCGGGACGGTTGGACGATTTTCTGTTCCAGGTCGCGCCGGTCGCCCCGGAAGTCGTAGCGCCTGGAGCATCCCAGGAAGCGCCGCCTGCCGCCGCGCCCACGGGCCGGCGGGCGCATAGTCGCAATCTGACGCAGCCCGTGGCCACGGAAGCGGCCACCGAAGCCCTGGCGTCGGCCACGGGTGAAGTTCCGCTGGTGGAAGCCGGCGCTGAACCGGCCGTGTCCGAGGCGCAGGCCCCTTCCCCTGTCCCCCCATCCCGGCCGGCCCTGGTGGAGCAGACGCCGGAAGGCGCGTTGCCGACAGGCGAGGTGCCGTTGGTGGAGGCGGGGAGGGAGGCCGAAGTTCTCAACGAACAGCCGGCAAACGTCCCCAAAACCGAGGCGACTGTAAACGAAGCGGGCAATTCGCTCAACGAAACGCCACCAACGGCGCAGCCGACCGAAGATCCGGCCGCCAAATCCAGGCGCGGGTTGAATGATCTGGCTGCGTCCCTTGGTGTGAAGCGGCCCGGAGCCATTCGGCGCGAGGACCTGGTGGGCCGCATCGAGCAGGCCCGGCAGGAGGAGACGGCCCAGGGGCAACCGGAAGCCTCGATAGGACAGACGCCGGCAACGGCAGGGCCGCAGACGAAACAGGCGCGGCCGTGGCTGCGGGAGACCGGCGAAAAAGCCACTGTGGGGGCGCTGCTGCGCGCTGATGACCACATGGTGGCGCGCAAGCCCGTTGAAGGCCGGGTGGTCCATTTCGAGATCCCGGGGCTTGAGGACATCGGTTTCGTGGCCCACCCCGACCTCAACGGCGGCAAGGGCTGGACGGTCACGGAAACACAGTCCGGAACCACCGCCGTGACCGGAGCTGCGTCCGAGCAAGAGGCGCTTAAGGCCGTCCATGACCGGCTGGCCGGCTTTGACGCCGAGCGATTTCGCGTCAACCGGGAGGACCTGGTGTCCCGGTTCGGGAGTGCTGTGCAGACGACGCCGGCGCAGTCGGTCGCCAAACCGCAGGAGCAGCCGACGCAGGCTGTGCCGGAAAAGTCTCCAGCCGGCCAGGAAGGTCCTCGCTACGCCATGTCACTCCGGGAGACGACGCACGCCAAGAAGGGGCATCCGCTCTATGTCGTGACCCTGGATGAACACACGTCACGAGAGGACTATGAAAAGCTCAAGTATGAATTTAACAAACTCGGAGGGTATTGGTCGCGCTACAAAGGCAGGGGGGCGATACCGGGCGTCCAGTTCGAGGACAGGGCCAAGGCCGAGGCGTTTGTGGAGCGGTTCGGCAAAAAGCCGGCAGCTCCGGAGACGGCCACGGAACAGGTTCCCGCGCCGGTCAAGGAGGCCCGGCCGTCTTCACCGCAACCGGAACAGGCCACGGACAAGCCTCTTGGTGTCAACAATCAGGGCAACCAGGTCTTCGAAGACGAACGCGGCAATCGTTTTGTGCGCGAAGGGAACGTCCGCATCGAGGCCCCGGTTTCGGTCCGACCGACCCGGGCCGGCGTGGTGGCCGAGGCGCATGGAGCGGAGCAGCTTCACCGGGACGGACACCGGGAATTTTTGACCAAGGACGAGTTGGCGAGGTTTGAGAAACCGGAAGCCTCGACACCGGCTGGCGAAGACATTATTTTCGACAAGGAAGACCAAGGAGCGCGCGATGCAGGAAGTGCACACCCTGACCGATCCCGACCGGATGTGGGACTGGAAGGCCCATCTGACCTGGCTCCTGGAGAACAAGCCCCAGGAGACCTGGGCAACGTTCCAGGCGAATCCGGACGAACTGAAGGAAGCCATCGACCGGAAGACACTGCAGTCCGCCAACGTCCAGTTCGGCCTCAAAGCCCGGAATCTCCCGGAGGACGCGATTCAGGAGGCGATGCTGGCGGTGGTCGCTCCGTCGGACGGCCCGGCCCTGAACGCGGAGAATCCGCCCGAGCCGCTGCCCCCGCAAAAGGAACACCGGATATGGGCGTGGTGGGAGGACCTGCCGCCCCGAAAGATCACGGTTCTTCCGGACGGGACCTATCGCGAGACCATAACCACCGCATAGCCCCCGACGACGTGCTGGTGCCCGGCGGCAACGCCACCCGGGCCAAGGCCAATCTCGCCGCTGTCCGGCTTCTCAAGGAGCTGGAGGCGCAAAACCGTCTCCCCACGCCCCAGGAACGCAAGGTTCTGGCCCAATTCTCGGGCTGGGGCTCCCTGGCCGAAGAGGTCTTCAAGGCCGATTTCGAGAATCTCGCCAACCAGTATGGAGGCGAGGATCTGCCATATCACGCCCGCCTGCGCAATGAGGCGATCCTGGACAAGTACGCTGCCTGGAAGCGCAGGTACGGCGAACTCCATCCCAACATCGGCGGTCTCTTCTCCAAGGAAGAGTGGGACGCGGCCAAGCGGTCGACGTTAAACGCCCACTACACCGACCGGGATGTGATCACGGCCATGTGGGACATGGTCCAGCATATGGGCTTTACCGGCGGCCAAGTGGTGGAGCCGGCCGCCGGCATCGGCCATTTCTTTGGCCTCATGCCCGAAAACCTGGCCGTCGCCTCCCACCTCAAGGGCGTGGAGCTGGATTCCGTCACCGGCCGGATGCTTGAAAAGCTCTATCCCGCCGCCGACATCCAGGTCACCGGATTCCAGGATGCCAAGCGCATGGGGAACAACACAGCCGATCTGGTCATCTCCAACGTTCCCTTCGGCGACTTCCCGGTCTACGACAAGGCCCACAAGGACTATTCCGGCTGGAGCATCCACAACTACTTCCTGGCCAGGGCCCTGGACGTGGTGCGGCCCGGCGGCCTGGTCGCGGCCATCACCTCGCACTACACCATGGACACGACCCGGTGGGGCAGGGTCCGCGAGTACCTGGCCGGCAAGGCGGACCTGGTGGGCGCGATCCGCTTGCCCGGCACGGCCTTTGCCAAGAACGCCGGCACCGACGTCACAACCGACATCCTGATCCTGCGCAAAAAGGACGGCCGGCCCTTTGAAGGCCAGCCCTGGCGGCAGGTGGAAAAGGTGGAGACGCCCGAGGGACAGGCCGGGGTCAACGAATACTTCGTGGCCCATCCGGAAATGGTGCTCGGCAGGCATTCCCTGACCGGTTCCATGCACGGTGGCCTCGAATACACGGTGCTGCCGGACAAGGCCCAGCCCCTTATCAAGCAGGTGCGGGAGGCCGTGGCACAGCTGCCCGTGGACATCATGGGCGAAGGGGCGGCCACCCAGCCGAAGCCGCTGCCCCAGGCCCTTGGCGAACGGGCCGACGCAGACATGCGGGAAGGGACCCTTGTCGTCCGGGACGGCAAGGTCTTTGCCGTGGAGGACGGTCGGCTCTCCCGGCCGGAATGGCAGGACGGAAAGCTGGCCGAGTCCCGAACGGCCATCGCCCGCCAGTATGTCGGCGTCAAGACGGCCGCCCAGGACTTGGTCCGGGCTATGCTGTCCGAAGAGGCGACCGATGCGGACATTGCCGCGAAACAGAACGAGCTTGGCCGGTTGTACGATGCCTTTGTCAAGAAGCACGGGCCGTTCCTCGACAACCGCAAGCTGACCTTTCTTCGCGATGACGTCGAATATCCCAACGTCCTGGCCCTGGAAAAGAAGGAAGAGCAAGTTGTCAGTGGTGACAAAAATGTGGTCGTCACCAAGGCCGACATCTTTACCAAGCGGACCATCCGGCCTTTTGCCGAGCCCAGGACGGCCGCCTCGGCCGAGGATGCCGTCAAGATAAGCCTGCTCTACCGGGGCAATGTGGACGCCGCCAAAATCGGCGAGCTGCTCGGCCTGCCGGAGGCCGAAGCCAGACGCCAGCTCCTGGAGACCGGGGCGGCTTATGAAAACCCGGAGACGGGGTTGCTCGAAACGCCGCAGGAATATCTGTCCGGCAACGTGCGCCAAAAGCTCCAGGTCGCCAGGGACAGCGCGGAAAGCAATCCGGACTACAAACGCAACCTGGATGCCCTGGAGGCGGTGCAGCCGCCCAAAAAGCCCGTCAGCCGCATCGACGCCCGCCTGGGCGCAACCTGGATTCCCGACAGCGTGGTGTCCGCCTTCATGGAGCGCATGGGCGTCCGTTGGGGCAAGGCGGTCCAGACGCGCACCCGGGCCGGCGAGGACGGCCTTTCCTCCTGGGACGTCAAGGGGTCCCTGACCCAGGAGGCCCAAAACCGCTGGACCGTGGGCGACACAAACCTCCTCGACATCCTTAAGGATTCGCTGAACCTCAAGCTGTCCAAGGCCTACAAGTACCTGCCGGACGGCAAGGGCGGCCGCGACCGCGTGGTGGACCAGGAAGGGACGCTGCTCGTTCAGGAAAAGCAGAAGGCCCTGCAGGAGGAGTTTCTCAAATTCGCCCGCGAGACGCCCAAGGTCGCCACGGAGTTGGAAAACCTCTACGACGAGCGGTTCGGCGGGCAGATCCCCCGCGAGTACAACATCCCGGACGTGGCCCATTATCCGGGCGCGGTCGAGACCATCACCCTGCGCGACCATCAGAAACGCGGGGTCTCGCGCGGGCTCCAGGAGAACACACTCTTCGCCCACGGCGTCGGGGCCGGCAAAACCTATCTGGTCACGACCCTGGCCATGGAGGCCCGCCGGCTCGGCACGGCCAAAAAGCCCATGATCGTGGTCCAGGGCGCGACCCTGGAGCAGTTCGCCGGGGCCTTCAAACGGCTCTATCCGGCCGCCAACGTGCTGGCCCCCAACGCCGATGACCGGACCCGGGCCAACCGGCAGCGGCTCCTGTCCCAGATCGCCACGGGCGATTGGGACGCCGTGATTGTACCGCATTCGTTTTTCAACGGCCTGGCCATTTCCCCGGAGCGGGAAACGGCGTTTATCGAAGAGGACCTGGACGCCCTGCGGGCGGATCTGCGCGAAGCCCAGGCCGACAAGAGCCAGGATCGGGGCAGGAAGCCGCCACGGGTCAAGCAGATCGAAAAGATGATGCTCAAGCGCGAGGCGCGACTCAAGGCCCTGCTCGACGCCCGCAAGGATGAGAACGTCTTTTTCGAGGACACGGGCGTGGACATGCTGGTGGTGGATGAGGCCCACGCCTACAAGCGCGGCGATTTCGTCACCAAGATGGACAACGTGAAGGGCCTGGACCGGGATTCCTCCCAGCGGTCCATGCAGCTCTTGCTCAAGTCCCGGTACATTGCCGAGAAGACCGGGGGCAAAAACGTCCACCTGGCCACCGGAACGCCGGTTTCCAACACCCTGGCCGAGCTGTGGACCGCTCTGCGCTACATCCGTCCGGACCTTCTGGAGCGGTTCAACGTCACACAGTTCGATGACTTCGCCTCGACCTTTTGCGCCACCAAGACCGACATCGAGGAGACGGCCACGGGCGACTACAAGCCCGTGACCCGGTTCAACCGCTACCAGAACCTGGGCGAACTCATCTCCATGTGGAAGGCCGGCGCGGACATCGTGCTGGCCGAAGACCTGGACTACATCAAGGATATTCCGAAGCTCAAAGGCGGCCGGCCCCAGGAAGTGTCCCTGGAGCGCAACCCGGAACTGACCGGCTACATCCAGCACCTCAAGCAGTGGCGGATGGAGTGGGAACACCTGACCGGCAAGGAGAAGCGGGAGCAGTCCCATGTTCCGCTTCTCATCTACAATCTGGCCCAAAAGGCCGCCCTGGACATGCGGCTGGTCAATCCGGAACTGGAGGAGGCCCCGGGCGGCAAGCTCGATGCGGCGGCCGGGGAGATCTTCAAGCGGTATCAGGCCCACCAGGACACCCGGGCGGCCCAGGCGGTTTTCAGCGATATCTACCAGTCGTCGGACAAGTCCTTCAATATCTGGAAGGACCTCAAGGGCAAGCTCGTGGCCAAGGGCATCCCGGCCAAAGAAATCGCCATCATCTACGACTACAACGAGAAGGCCCGGGAAAAGCTCTTTGAAGCGGTCAATGCCGGCGATGTCCGGGTGGTGATGGGGTCCACGGAAAAGCTCGGCGTGGGCGTCAACATCCAGGAGCGTCTGGTCGCCCTGCACCATTTGGCACCGCCGGTCAGGCCTATGGATTGGGAACAGCGAAACGGCCGCATCCGTCGCCAGGGCAACAGGTTCGACGAGGTGGAGGTCCTGGCCTACGGCGTGAAAAACACGCTCGACTCGGTCAGTTTCAATATTCTCCAGAACAAGCAGAAGTTCATCAACCAGCTCCTTCGCGGCGAGATCGACGGCGACGTGATGGAGAACCCCTTTGACGACGTCCAGCTCTCCTTCGAGGATATGATGGCGGCCTTTTCCGGCAACCCGCTGGCCATGGAGCGGGTGAAGCTGGAGGGCCAGGTGCGGGACCTGGGCCGGCTGCGCCAGGCCTTCCAGGACGAAAAGGCCGGCCGCATCCGTCAGCTCGACCTTTTGCGCGGGAGCCGGATACCGGACATCGAAAAGAGCCTGGCCACAGCCGAAAAGGACGTGGATCGGCTGCGGGGTTCCTTCCCGGACCTCAAGGCGGAAACCTTTACGCTCAAGGACGGCACGTTCGAGAAGAAGGATTTCACCAGGAAGCTGACGGATTGGTACGACGGGATCAAGACCCGCCTGGAAAAGGAGACGGTGGGCAAGACCGTGGCCCACTACGAAGGGGTGCGCAGCGGCGGCAAATTCGGCGGCGCGGTCACCTTCGAGACCGGCGGCCATGAGGTCAAAATCAAGGTTCGTCCCGTACCGGCCAGCCTGGTCGGTGCGGACTCCAACCGGGGGGATGGCCTGGCCAAGGTCACCGAGGCCACCCTGACCGGTTCCTTCACCGTCACGGCCCAAAACGGGGGAACCCTTTTCGAGCGCAATTTCGGCGCGCCCTCCGGATTTGTCCGCGCCTTCAACAACGGCCTCGAGGAGCTTTCCCGGGAGCCCGAGCGCATCAAGGGGCAGCTCGACCGGGCTCGGGAGTCGGCCGCGTCCCTGGAACGGCTCGTGGAGGAGAAGTTTTCCCGGGAAGAGGAATACAAGCAGGCGTCCGCCCGGTTGCGGGAAGTCGAGGAGGAACTGAAAAAGGCCAAGAACGAGGATCTGGCCGCAGCGGCTCAGGAAGCGGAGGGTGCCCAAGAAGAAGCCAGTGGCCCGGCGGCCCGCTTGGCCCGGGCCGAAGCCCGCACCGCCGATATTTCCCCCGTGGCCCGGGCCGTGGCCGAGACGTTGCGCCAGGGCCTGACGCAGGTACCGGCCCTGCGCGGCATCGTGGACATCTACCAGAGCGAGGCCGATCTGCCGGCGGATCTGCGGCGCGAGATCAAGGAGGCGGGCGTATCGGGCAAATTCTACGGGGCCTATGACCCCGAAACCAAGCGCATTGTGCTCGTGGCCGGGAACATTCCCACGGAAAAGGCCGGGCAGACGGCGTTCGTCCAGGCGTTGTTGCGTCACGAGGGCCGGCACGGCGGCCTGGACCTGATTCTGGGCGGCCGGGAGGCACGTCAGGAGGCCATGCTGCAAGCCGCGCGCATCATGCCCAAGGAGGTTTCCCGCTGGCTGGAGAGAAACGGCCTTGATTCCACCCGCGCCACCCGCGCCGAAGCGGCCGAGGAACTCCTGGTTTCCTGGGCCCAAAACGGCACCATGCATCGCGCCCTCGACCGCCTGCTGACCAGGATCGCACAGTGGGCCCGCACCATCTTCCCGAATATCAAACTGACCAAGGCCGAGCTGCGGCAACTGCTTGCCCAGGCTGACAACTTTGTGGACGGCAAGGGCCTCGATTTCGTGGCTCCACTCGGCCAGTCGCTAACCGCCGCGCCGACTTTCGCGCGTGCTGCAACGCCCAACTTCGCACAACAGGTGGATGCTTATCTCGCCGGCCGGTTGCGGCCCCATGAAAGATTGGACCTTGGGGGGACGCCACCTGTGATCGGTCTTCTCGGCGGCCATGACCTGTCGTTGGAAATGACCCAGGCGAAAGCGAACAAAATTCTCCGAGAGGAGGGGCAGGGAGGAAAACACGGGGTTCCAGCCGAGACACTCAAACAGCTTCCTCAGGCGTTGGAGCGTCCCGTGGTGGTGCTTCAGTCCGCGACCTGGGCCGATAGCCTGGTGGTGGTGACGGAACTCCCTCACCAGGGATCCTTCCTGGTGGCGGCCGTTCATCTCAACGTTCAGCAGGGGCGCGCGGAAATCAACGAAGTGGCCAGTGTGTATGCGAGGGGAACACAACCGTATTGGGTCGCCCAACAGATTCGTAACGGAAAGTTGCTGTACCGGGACAAAACAAAAATCCCCGGTTGGCAGAGATCTTTCGGGCTGCAATTGCCCACAGAGATACCAACCGGGAACAGGAAGAAAATATTCACTGAGGTCGATCTCGTCAAGTACAAACAGGGGCTGCCGCCGAAGGGTGCTGGGCCTCGCTTCGCCCGGGCCGGCCAACTGACCGGCGTGCCGGAGGAACCGGAAAAGTTCACCCATTGGTTTAAAGACGCCACAACCGCCCATGTGCGTTCCATCCTGCCGGCCGTCCATGATTCGCTCAAAGAAACCGCCGTATTGGGCAAGATCCTGCGGTCGCCGGAATACTGGCAGCACCCAGTCCTTAAGCGCCTTTACGAGACCTTCCGTGACCGCACGGACCACGCCCACGAGATCCTGCACAAGGCCCTTGATGCCGGCGACGGTTCGGGCCGCACGATCCTGGACGAGGCCAAGGCCATCCTCAAGAACCCGAAGCAGCGCGAGATACTTTCAGAAGGCGTGGACTACGCCGACGTCAACGAGATTCAGCCCGAGGCCATGGAAACCTGGTTTGCCGACCACGGCGCGACCGAGGCCACCATCAATCTCTGGCGGACCATGCGGGAGCGGTATGACATGCTCCTGGACCAACGCCTGGAATCGTACCGCCGGCTCATGGACAAGGCGCGGGACACCTACGGGGCCAAGATCATCCGCCGTCTGGTCGACGCCGGCATCCCGTCCGCAGAGGCCAGGACCTTCGACGCGACCGAGTATCAGGCGGACAAGACCCTGTCCGAGGAGCTGGCGCCCTACGCTTCGGAAGTGGCCGACGTTGTTTTCAAAGCCCGCAAGGACGGCCTGACCATCAAGGACCAGCTCACGGACGTGCGGCTGGTCGGCGAGGACGGGGCGTCCTTTTCGCTCAAGGAAATGATCGAACGCATGGGCCAGATGCGCGGCTTCTACGCCCCACGCTTGCGCGAGACCGGCGACTATGTGGTGCGCGGCGAGCGCACCGGAACGGATGGAAAAATCGAGCGGTTCCGGGCGCACAAGGAATGGCGGGCCGGGGCGGAAAAGCTGCGGGCGAAGATGGCCCGGGCTGGTTGGGACATGGAGCCCGTCAGCAAAATCCCGAAACTGCCGGAGGCCACCCAAGGGCTTATCAAAGCGCTGGAACTGGCCAAGACGGTTGAATCCGCCGTCAACCATGTCGGCGAGGACGTGGACGCCGGGCTTGTCGAAGAACTGTTGGAGACCCTGGCCGATGAAGTCAAATCGCGTGGTTTTCGATCGCAATCCATCCGGCGCACAGGGCGTCATGGCGAGGTGGTTCAGGGTTATTTCAAGGACGCGATGGAACGGTTCACGCGCTATGCTGGTTCAACCGCCTACGGGCTGGCCAAGATGGACGCGGCCGGCAAGGCGGCCCGGGCGCTCTTCGGCAGTGCGGACATGCCGGGGATCGACATCAAAAAGGAGCGCGACGTTTATCGGCTGGCCGTGGACTATCTGGCTGAAAACCTGCGTAACGCCGAAGCCGGGGACCGGGTTTTCAGCCTGGCCAAGTCCGTCGCCTCGCTCAAATATCTGGGCCTGAATCCGCGTTCGGCCCTGGTCAACCTGTCCTCAATGGCCACCAGCGTACCGGCGGCGCTTCATGCCTACGCCCTGGAAGGGAAGGGGGGCTGGGCCCGGGTCGGCCGCACCATAGCCCGGTCCATGGGTGACTACCTGGGGGTGATGACGGGGAAATGGGGCCGGTTCACCCCGGAGGAAAAAGCGTTTCTGACCGCTATCCGTAAAGAATCCCTGGACGATCCGCAGTTCGCCCGCGAGGCGTTGTCCACGTACCGCGACACGGCCGGGAAAAGCTGGTCCTGGCTCATGGGCAAATCGCTGGCCCTGTTCGGCGCGACAGAACAGCTTAACCGGGGGGCGACGCTCCTGGCCGCTTATCGTCTGGCCCGGTGGGCCGGAGCCGATCATGAGGCCGCCATGGCCCGGGCCAGGGAGACGTCCGACCGGGCCCATGGCGTGTATGATCGTTCCACCCAGCCGGTCTGGACCTGGGGCACGAGCGCCGGGGCGCGGCTGGGCCAGTCCTGGTACGTCTACAAAAAGTACGGCCACAACTATCTGCAATTGATCCATGCGCTTTTCCAGAAAAAGGATTGGCAGGCGGCCACGTTCGCTCTGACCGCGCCTGTCCTTCTGGGTGGTCTGGGAAGCCAGGTGCTGACCTCCATCGTCAAGGGACTGTTCGCGGCGGGCGGATCGGACGAAGACCCCGAGAAATGGGTCTATGACACCATCCGGCACAACTGCGGCAACGGGGCCGAAGATCTGGCCAGATTCGGGTTACTCGGCATGTTCACAGGCACGGACATGTCTGGCTCCATCGGCACCATGATCGACATGCCCGACACCTGGTCGGATATCCTGGGACCCATGGGCGGCATGGCCAGGGATATCCTGCAGGGCATCGGCTTTCTTGCCGGCGGCCAGCCCGGCCGGGCTTCGGAAAAGCTGCTGCCGGCCGGCGTCTCGAAAGTCGTTCAGGCGTTGCGCGAGTCCGATCAGGGCGTTTCCACCTCCAAAAACTATCCGGTCATCGGGGAGGATGGAAAGCCACTCATGCCGACGGCCGGGGAATCAACGGCCAAGGCGCTTGGCTTCCGGCCGCTTCGCGAAGCCAAAGCCCGGAATAAGACCAGCGAGGCCATTGAGGAAGAAAGACGCTATGCCGAAAAGCGCGACCGGATTTACGCCCGTTTCCGGGCATTCGCTCTGGCCGGCGGCAGGGACGAGGCCGAACGACAGGCCCTTGTCGCGGCCATGGCCGCCTACAATCAGAGCGTGGCGGCCGCCGGATTGACCGGCCGCGTTTCGCCCATCACCCGGAAAAGCCTTTTGCGCCAGACCGAACGGGTGGCCAGTCCGACCAAACGCGAGCAGGCGCGTGTTGACGGCGGTCGGCAACGCCCGATCGAGCCCGTGACAGACGCGGACGTGGAAGACCTCTCCCACCCGTTTTACGCGGTACGCCGGGCATATGCCCAGGCCAAGGCCCGCTATGACGCCCTGCGTGAAAAAGGGGACCACGAAGGGGCCATGCAGGTGCGGACCGAAACAAAGCTGCCGCGCCTGCGCATGCTGGTCGGCCGGGTGCAGGCCGTCCGCGAAGCCATGACAACAATACGCAGCTCACGATTGTCCGAGGACGCCAAAGCCCGCCGGCTGGCCATGCTCCGCGACCGTGAGCGCCGGGAGATGGATCGGGCGGCGCGCACGGCGGGAATACAAACCGCCATTGGAGAATAGCTATGCAAAAGCCGTATGCCGGCGACGTCGGCACCGAACTGCTCTTGGATGTCCATGAGGATCTGACCGGCGCAATGGTCGGGATAGCCGTCCGGAAACCGTCCGGGGCGGAAACGGTCTGGGACGCAACGGTCCACGAATCACAATCCGTGCGCCACACCATCGCGGCCGGGGATTTTAACGAGACCGGCATCTACTGCGTCCAGCCCGTCATCCGTCTGGCGGGAGGCTGGTCTGGCCGTGGGGCGACGGCCGAATTTCGCGTGTACGAAAAATATCAATAAGGAGTATCTATGGGAACTTTAACTGCCACTGGAAAAAACACTGTCCTGGATTCCGGCCTGCCGGCCAACCTCTACGCGGCGTTGCACTCGGGTGCGCCCGGCGCGGATGGATCGACCAACGAATTGACGGGAGGAACGCCGGCCTATGTCCGCAAAGCCGTGACCATGGCCGCCGCCGCGGCCGGGGCCAAGGCGACGAGTGCGGCCGTCACGTTTGACGTGCCGGCGGCCGCGACAGTGGCCTACGCCAGCCTGTGGACGGCGGCGACCGGGGGCACCTGCGTGGCCACCGATGACGTGACGTCGGAGACATTCGCGGCCCAGGGCCAGTACAAACTCAACAGCTTCACGGTCACCATCTCCGACTCGTAAGCCATGTGGACTCCATGGGTTGGATCAAACAACGCCTGGACCAATGAGGCGACCAGCTGGGTAGGTACTGCCGCGTCTTCCGTCATTTCGGGTGACGCGGCAGTGGCCGGCGTCGTGGCCAGCGTGGCCAGCGGCCAAAAAAATGGACTGGGCGGCGCGACTGCAACAGCCAAACCTTCGTGTGCGGCCGTTGGCGCCAAGGTCACGGCAGGGCAGGCCGGAGCCGGTAGCATCGGGACTGTCCAGGCCTCCGGCGCTGTCATTGCCAGCGGGCAGGCATCTGCCCATGGGGCGGTTACTTGCGCTGCGTCGGGGGCAAAGGTTGCCAGTGGACAGGCTGACACTGCAGGGCGTTGCGCCGCTATCGCGTCGGGCGGCAAGCTGGTCGGCCAGCGGGCCGACGCCAACGGCCTGGCACAGGCCCGGGCGGTCGGTCAAAAGCTGGCAGTCGGTACGGCGTCTTCCAACGCACACGTGGAAACAGCCGCTTTTGGCGGTCCTGTCATTGGCGGTAACGGCTTGGCCACCGTGGTGGGCACCCCGACAGCCCGGGGGGCACAAGAGGGGGCCCGGCCGGCCCGCCGCTACTGCCGCGC